GTTTACTCAACATCTATGTCAAATAAAACACTGCTTAGTAATCTTAACTTTGAGCATAACACCCTTGTAGGAGATGCTACTAATTCTGTTGATGGATTAAGTAGTATGGGAGCAAATAACTTTAATATTAAAGTACGCAATAATATATTCAAGGGATTTATAAGAGCAGCTATCTTTGATTACAAATTAAAGTATGGCCTACCATTCAATACAAACTGGACTATTGAAAATAACATTTTCTATGGTAATGGTAATAGCAATCTTCCGTATTGGAATGGTGACGCTGCACCTGTAGAACCTATTAATTATATTTATCAGAATAATTTAATTACAGACCCATTATTAGTTTCAGATACAGATTTACATTTACAAGTAAGCTCTCCTGCAATTGGGGCTGGGTTGAATGTTGGTGTAAGCCGAGATTATGAGGGTTTTCAGCATAACAGACCTGATATTGGCGCAATTGAGTATAACCATTACTAGGATAATATTATGAAAAACTTAAAATATATTGCATTACTCTTACTGTTTATTTCATCTATAAGCTTTGCCGATAATAAGTCAGGCAATCTTGATGGAACGATATGGGAGGGGATAGGCACTAAAACAACTCAAGCAACCACTACCGCAACAATAATAGCTAGAGAATATGGAAATTCAGCATTCCATAAAACAGTTCTACTTTTCATCGCTTCACCTGTAGTACTAACCCTTGACGGTACAACAGATATTTATGGCGGAGTAGGCATTACGACTACTACAGCCGTGTATACCTTCCCTAAAGGTGCTATTCAGATTATTGGGGCTGATGTCAACGGCACACTAACTTGTGGTGTGACAGGAACTATTGTTAATGCTTACACGGGTTATGTGGCTCTAGGAACCACAACAAGCGCAGCAGGGGCAACATTAACAGGCACAGCGGTCAATATATTAGCCGCTACGGCAATATCTGCTGGCGGTGCTAATAAGATAGCTCCAGTACGTGCATTTAGTCTGGCGAATGTAGTGCCATATAACGGTACTGGAACAGCCATGCCAATGTTTTTAAATTTCCTGATTACTTATGCAGCGACCTATACAAGCGGAACCTGTACGTTCACAGGTACTACAACAGTAACATGGTCTAACTTAACCAATAACTAAGTAATAATTTTAAACAAGCTCCTTCGGGGGCTTTTTTTACGTCTATCGGCAGACTATACCGAGCCAAAGCCACTTAATTGTGGCTTTTTTCATTTCTAAGGATGAAAAATGTCAGAAGAATTACCCGTAATAGAAACATCACAAGGCGAAGTGATTCAAACCGCTGAACAAGCACCTGTACTTGAAAATGCAGAGGAAACAGCGAAGCCCGCTGAAATACAGGCTGACAAGACATTCACTCAGGCAGAGCTTGATGCGATTGTTCAAAAGAGAATCACTAAGCTTGAACGTAAGCAAGAGCGTCAACAGATTGAATCTGAAACACGCGCAAAGGTGATGCAAGAAGTACAGACTAAACCTGATGTATCTAGTAAGCCAAAGATTGAGGACTTCACAGACTATAACGACTATTCAGAAGCTTTAACTGATTGGAAGGTTGACCAGAAACTGGCTGACATCGAATCAAAGAAAGCCCAAGAGAGCCAACGTCAAAGCCAGCAATCAGAAGCAGAACGTACAAGTGAAAGACAACGTGACCTTATTGAAAATGGTGAGCGTAAATATGATGACTTTGAGGATGTAGTTAAATCTGACAAGCATACATATTCTCGCGCTGCCTATCTCTCTATCCTAGAGAGTGACATGAGTGCTGACATTGTTTATCACCTAGCTAAGAATCAGGATGAAGCTAAACGCATTGCAGACCTACCAGCATACGCACAAGCAAAAGAAATCGGCAAATTAGAAGATAGATTATCAGCTAAAGAGCCTGTAAAGAAATCAAGCGCACCTAAACCGATAGACCCTATTGGAAGTGGCTCTGCTAACCCTAAAGCAATAGAACAGATGAGCATCTCTGAATATTCCGCTATGAGGGCAAAGCAGGGCGCACGATGGGCGCGATAACAAAACAACAAGCCACCTACGGGTGGTTTTTTTACGTCTATATAAGGAAATATCATGGCGAATTCACTCGCAACCTGCTCCATTATCGCGAAAGAAGCTCTTGCGATTCTTAAAAACTCATTGAGCTTCTCAGCAAATGTAAACACTTCATGGCAAGATGAATTCGAGATGAATCAATCTCGCGGTTATTCACCTGGCTCAACAATCAACATCAAGAAACCGCCTCGCTATACATATCGTGCTGGTCGTGTTTCAGTTCCACAAGCAACAACAGAAACAACTGTACCGTTAGTGCTTTCTCAAGGTGGTGCAGATTTAAACTTCACAGCATTTGAACGCACTCTATCTGTTCAGCAATTAGACAGAAAGATTGAAGCTGCTGTAGCTGCTGTAGTGAATGAAATTGATCGTCAAGGTTTGGACAATGCTCGTTTAACTACATACAACACATTGAACGTGTCAGGCGCATTGCCTACTACTCAATTAGCTGCTACTCAAGTGTTCACTGACACTAATCGCCGCTTAGATGAAATGGGCGCACCTCGCGATAAACAACGCGCCTTCATCATGGGGCCTGGTCTTAACGGTGCTTCTGTTGCTGGTTTGGCTGGTTTGTTCAATAACGCTGCAACTCTTGGTAAACAATACGGTACAGGCATGATGGTTGATTCATTAGGCTATGTAATCGGTATGGATCAGAACGTTGGCACACAGACTTTAGGTGCTGCAACTGCGACTAACATCAATGGTGCGAATATCACTGGTTCAGCGATCACTGTAGTAGCGGTGGCTGCTGGTACTTTAACAAAAGGTACTGCAATCACATTGCCAGGTGTTTATGCGGTTAACCCTCAATCACGTCAATCAACAGGTGTATTAGCTGACTTTATCGTGACTGCTGATGCTTTGGTAGGTGCAACGACTATCAACGTAAGCCCTGCATTAGTAACAAGTGGCCCATTCCAAAACGTAACAGCATCACCAACAAATGGTCAGCCTTATGTGATTAAAGGTACAGCTTCAACTTCATACCAAACTAACGTGGCATACCACAAAGATGCATTTACTTTGGCTATGGTTCCTATGTTTGCACCTCCAGGCGGTAAAGGTGTAGTTGATGTATCTCAACAGTCAGAAGATGGCTACAGCGTGAAAGTAACAACCTTCTACGATGGTATTAACGACAACTATGTAACACGTCTTGATGTTCTCTTTGGTTGGGCTTCTACCTACCCAGAGTTGGCTGTTCGTTATCTATCAGTTTAATTAAAAGGAAAATATTATGTCAGTTACTCTCTTACGCGCTTACGGAGGCTTTGCCTCTGGTGCGGTTGTTACCCTTCCAGATTCAACAGAACAATCGTTGATCGTACAAGGTTTAGCAACAGCTTCAACTACTTCAGCTATGTCAGCTATCTATGGTGGCCCAGACCAATTTCTAACTGTTGGCGGCAACGTATCACCTGCTCCAAATGCAGGTGTATCAACACCAACATACTATCAAGGGCCATTAAACCTACCTAACGTTCCATTGGGTGGGGTTGCACTTACTGGCGCTATTGGTGCATCTTCTGTACACGTAGCAGGCACAATGAATCTTTCTGAGATTTATGTTCCTTATACACAAACTTGGACAGGTATTGGTGTGTTAAATGGTACTACTACTGTCGGCACAGATAATATGCTAGTAGCTCTATATGGCTCAGACGGTAAATTATTAGCCAACTCTGCTGTAGCAGGCACGTTATCTGCGACTGTTTCAGTCTTCCAAAACCGTGCATTTACTGCGCCAATTACCTTACCACCAGGTCGTTATTTCTTAGGCGTTCAGTCTAATGGTACTACAGCTACTACTAACAAGTTTGTAGCGGCTAATGGTTCAAATGTATGTACTGCTGCTATTGCAGGTACGTTTGGCACTGTTCCAGCAACAGTTACACCTCCAGCGACATTTACAACTGCCGTTGGTTGCATTGCTCAACTTTACGTTTAATTAAGTTGGCTTTTACTGCCTTCTTCACAAGAGATGGCAGAGTAAAGCTAATTAAGGACACATTATGGCTAATGAACTGAATATCACTCTAAGCACAGGCTTAACTGTTACTGCGACTACTTACTTAAGCGGTGTTGTATCAACTAGCGGTATCGCTTGTCCTGAAATTGGCGTGACAGGTGTCTATCAAGGCAACATGATAGGGTTAGCTGGTCTATACGAGGTATTCTTTTTATCTGCTGGTTCTATTGTTGGTGCTGGCTGGATTTCATGGGATGGTGCAGCAGAAGTAAGCGCGGCTCCTGTTATTCTGACAGACCCACCTCCAACTGGTTTGGATATGGTCACGTCTGCCATGAAGATTATTGGCGTATTAGGTCAGAATGAAACTCCAACCTCAAGCGAGGCTCAAGATGGCCTAGTGGCTCTAAATGATATGCTCGATTCTATGAGTATAGACCGTTCATTTATCTATACTATCACTCAGCACAATTTTCCATTGGTTAGCGGTACATCAGCCTATTTAATCGGTAATGGTGGCTCAATCAACATTGATGCACCTCGCAAGCTTGATAACGTGTTCATTCGCATTAATAGCGTTGACTATCCGTTAAAAGAAATCAACAACCAAGACTACGACAGCATTGCTTATAAACTCAATGGTTCATTCCCACAGTTCTATTACTATGATGCAGGGTTCCCATACGGCACAATCACTATCTACGGTGTACCAACTCAAGGCACATTGTACTTTGATACATGGTCACCACTGACTAAGTTTGCCAACCTCACTACTCAGTATTCATTCCCATTAGGCTATTACAGATACCTTCGCTACGCCCTTGCACAAGAGCTATGCCCATTGTATCGAGTACAACTGACAGCAGAGGCTAAAGCGGTGCTGTTAGAGGCTCAGGCAGCGATTAAAGATAGAAACTTGCCTGACTATGTAATGAAGACTGAAGTAGGCCAGATGATAGGTAATCGTCAATACAGGACAGGTTACTAATGGACATTAGCCTATTTGGTATCGGGCAGTTTGGTAAAAGCTCAAATGTTACCTCACAGGAAAGGCTTAACTGTTATCTTGAAGTACAGCCAGGTGATGACCGTTCGAAGGTGGCTTTTTATGGTACTCCTGGACTAATTTTATACAAGTCATTCGGTGAAACACCTATTCGCGGTGAGTATGACAAGGGCGACTTCGTTTATGTTGTGCATCGCGGTACATTCTACGAAGTGAACAATGCTGGTGTAGCGACTGCTAGAGGCACGATAGGAACGACTTCAGGCCGTGTCTATATGGCTGATAATGGCGTTCAACTGATGCTCATTGATGGCACATTAGGTTATATCTATAACTTTGGCACATTGGCCTTTACACAGATTACCGATGTAGACTTCATGGGTGCTGCTTCTGTTACATGGATGGATGGTTATTTTATTGTAGGTGTACCTAATACACAGAAGTTTCAGATTAGTGCGCTGTATGACGGTTTAACATGGGATGCGCTAGATTTTTCAAGTGCAGAAGCTAACCCAGATAACATCGTTAGAGTGTTTGCTGATAACTCTAATTTATATCTGTTCGGCTCTATCTCAACTGAGTTTTGGAGTAATACAGGTGCGACAGACTTTCCTTATGCCCGTATCTCAGGCGGTGCAACTGAATGGGGATGTGGTGCGATTAACTCAATCACTAAATACGATAACTCGGTTGCTTTCCTAGCTAAGAATCGTATGGGTGAAGTGATGGTGGCTAGAATGAATGGCTACCAGCCACAGAAGATAAGCACACCTGAATTAGATCATATTATCAATAGTTATGCCTCAGTGAGTGATGCAACCACATTTGCATACCTGCTAGGCGGTCACCCAATGCTTCAGCTTAACTTTCCTGCTGCTGGTGAGAGTTGGCTATATGATGGCTTATCACAGGCATGGTCAAAGTTAAAGAGCTATAACGTCACACGCCACAGGGCAGAGATGGGTGTGAGTTTCCTAAGCAAGATTCTGGTTACTGACTATGCTAACGGTAATCTTTACCGACTAGATGCCAATACTTATACAGATAATGGCGATCCTATCGAGTTTGAATTGATTAGCCGCCATGTTTGTAATGATGACCACAGATTGATTGTTTCTAAGCTTCAAATTGATATGGAAACAGGCGTAGGACTAGCTACAGGTCAAGGCTCTAATCCTCAAGTCATGTTACAGGTATCTAAAGACGGAGGCCACACTTGGGGCGTTGAGCAGTGGTGCAAATTAGGTGCTATTGGAAGCTTCTTACAACGTGCTATCTGGCGCAGGTTAGGCTTAGCGCGTGACTTTACTTTCAAGATAAGAATCACAGACCCGATTAAGAAGGTCATCTTTGGTGCTTCGATTGATGTTGAGGTACTCAATGGCTAGTAATCAGATTACAGATTCACCGCCTAATCAGACAGCAATGCAGAATCAGGATGGCATCATTGACCCTGCATGGAAAGCTTACTTCACACAGTTATTCTTTGTTGCTAGTTGTTATCAGCAATCAGGTATCACAGCGAAAAGACCGACAAAGGCGTTATATGTTGGCAGAACTTACTTTGACAGCACATTAGGTAAGCCTATCTGGTACAACGGCACAATATGGGTTAAATCAGATGGCACTGCTGCATGACGTAGCGCACGACTTACACCTAAGTAACCCTAGTATATCAGTAGAACAATTTAAACAAGCCATAGAGCATTGCAAGGTTTGGCAGTATGAATGGGGTGTGATTATGGCACTCGAAAATGATATGCACATACACGTATTAAGCAGCCATCGAAAGATGGTTTTTTTACGCCCTGCAATAAGTAAAGCAATCAATGAAACGTTTGAAAGCTACGACTTATTGACTACATCAGTAAGCAAGGATAAGCCATTTAAAACGCTTATTAATTACCTTGTGATGGGGTGGAAGTTAGTTGCTAATTTAGAAGACAAATGGATGTTAGAAATGAAAAAAGAGGATTTTACTTATGGCAAGAATTAACTTAGCAGAATATCCATTTGCATATTATCAGCCAGACCCTATTAGCAAAATACCAGTATTAGCAGACTTATCAACAGCTTTAAGTGTTGGAGGTTCATTACTAAGCGGTGCTATGGGGTCGGATGCTGCCAGTAATGCGGCTGACGCTTCAGCTAAAGCAACGGCCGCAAGTAATGCAGCCTTACAAAAACAGGCGACAGACAATACCGCTGCATATAAACCCTATACCGATACAGGAACGGCTGCCAATAACAAACTATCCTATTACTTAGGTCTTACTCCTACCAGTTCAACAGCAGCAGCCCCTACAACTACACAGGTAGGTCAATCTAATGACCCTACATGGAACGCTATACTAAACGGCTATCAAAACGCTTACACAGCTAAATATGGTAAGCCTATGGATCAGGCATGGGATTCTACAGATAACACACGTAATCAATATAAATTGCTTCAAGATGAATATGCCGCTGCTGCGCCTAAAACTCAGCTAGATACTTCTGATGGTCAGTACGGTTCTCTAATGAAGAACTTCAGCGCATCAGATTTAGCTGCCGACCCTGTTTATAACTCAGGCTTACAATTTGGTCTAGATCAGGGCATACAAGGGCTTAATCGTCAGGCTGCTGCAACGGGTTCCTTGAACTCAGGAGCCACTTTAAAAGCTCTGACTAAGTATGCCAACGACTATGGATCGACAAAAGCTCAGACAGCTTATAACAACTTCAACACAAATAAATCCAATACCTACAATATGCTGTCAGGTCAGTCTGCTCAAGGATTGCAGGCGACTAGCTCACTAACTGGAAACAATACTAATCTGATGACAGGTCAAGCTAACAACACCATGGCTAACGGAACTAATCAGGGAAATGCTGCGATTGCTAGCGGTTCAGCATGGGGTAATGCTATTAATGGGGGCATTGGTAATTATTTGTATAATCAGCGTACAGCTACTACAGCGCCAATAGCAGGTAATTCAACATACGGTGGCGGATATAATCAATCCGCTGGCTCAGTACCTTGGTACGCATAGGATAAAAAATGCCAATAGACTTTTCTCCAGTAGCAAATATGCAGCCAGTAAACTTGGCGCAGATATACGGTGCAGCCGACCAAGCTAACAATCAAAAAATGCAAAGCCAAGTATTGCAGATGCAAATACAAAAGGCTCAGAAAGACCAGTCAGATGCAGATGCAACTAAACAGGCTTTTGCTAAATCTTTTGGCCCTGATGGTAAATTTGATAATAATCAATTCTTTCAAAATCTATCACCAGTAAACCCTGAATTAGCATTGAAGTATAAAACTGAGTTTGATAAGAATACGAATGATGCCGCTAAAACTAAAATAGATACAGATAAAAGCACTTTGGAATTAAAAGCTAAAAAGCTATCACAAGCTAGAGATGAGCTATCTCAAATCAATGACCCTGTAGCTTATGCTGATTGGGTGGCTCGTAATCAAGCTGACCCTGATAATACATGGGCTAAATCATTAAGCCCTACATTTACACCACAAGTTAAACAGCAATACTTAATGACAGCAGATAAAGCTTTAGAGCAATTTAAGCCTAATATGCAGAAAGTAGTTGATGGCAATGCAGAGCGTTTTGTAGATACTAACCCTGCAAATAATCCAGCAATTACAACACAAAAATTTGCTAAACCAGAAGATTACAATAAACCATTCTTATCTGATGGAACGCCTAATAAAGCCTATCAAGACTTTAAACAGAAAGATTCTAAAGCTAGTGCGGCTAATGTATCCGTTACTAATAAACTTGATTTAAAAACAGGTGAAGGTTTAGCTAAAGAGATTGGCCCGATGGTTGCAGCTTCTAAATCTGGGGCAGAAGGCGCATTGCAGACTTTAGCGACTACTAAAACAATTGATAACGCCATTAATAGCGGCAAATTGATTGCTGGGCCATTCACTGGCGGCAGGATTAAACTATTGCAAGTCGGTCAAATGCTAGGTGTAAATGGGGCTGATGACAATGAAAAGCTTGCTAATACTCGAGGCACTATTCAAGGACTGGCACAGCTAACGCTTGCAGGTCGTTCATCACTTAAAGGTCAAGGACAAATATCTGATTACGAAGGTAAGCTATTGGCTAAAGCATCATCAGGCGATTTAGAAGATTTAACTGTGCCAGAGCTTAAAGTTATATCTAATACAGCTAAACGTGTAGCTAAAGCACAGCAAGACGTACATGCTCGTAATATGAAGGTAATGCGCTCTAAACCTGAATTGGCAGATGTAGCAGACTTCTACGATGTGCCAACAGATACAGCAGAACCAACTAATACTGGAAAAATTAAGAGCGCGGCTGATTTAATCAAAGCAAGGGGCTGGTAATGCCAATAGGTTCATTAAAAGATGATGCTGATTACCTTGCACTTCCACAAGTTGAACGTGCAAAAGTAGTTGAACATTTAGTTAGTAAAGATGCCGACTTTGTAGCATTGCCTGAAGGTGAAAAGATAAAAGTATTAAATCACCTTGTTCAATTACCTACTAATGTGGCTCAAGAACAACCTGCACAAGAGCCAGTAAAACAAGGTATGTTTGACAATTTATCAATCAAGAATATCCCTCAGAACTTAGGCAACCTTGCCGCTGGTGCTGTTCGTGGTGCTGGTTCTATTGGCTCTACATTATTAGCGGCATCAGAGCTAACACCTATGGGCGTGGCTCATAACCTAATTAATCATCAATCATTAAACCCTATGCAGCGTGATGCAGAGCGCAGACAGAAAATGACTGAAGGCTTGCAAGACATGGGGGCTGATACCAATAGCGGACTATTTTCTACTGGTAAGATTGGAACTGAAATAGCAGGTACGGCTGGTGCTGGCGATATACTTGCACCTATCGCAGAGGCGGCTAATTTGCCTAGAGTAGCTAATGCTATTAGTAGCGCAGGGTTTAATGTAGGTAGTGCTAAAGCAGTAGCAGCGAAGGACATCATTAAAGAGTTCTTATTGCGTGCAACTGGTGGGGCTGTTAGCGGTGCTGCACAGGCTGGATTAGTTGACCCTAGACAAGCTAAAGCTGGTGCTGTTATCGGTGGTGCTTTGCCTATTGGCGTAAAGGCTGCTGCAATGGTCGGTCATGGCATTAATAATACTGTGAGTGCTCTTGCAAGCAATCTATTAGGAATTACTACAGGCTCAGGTGCTAATTCAGTGAAAGAGGCCTACAGAGCAGGTAAGAATGGCTCTACATCATTCCTAGACAATATGCGCGGTGATGTAAGTATGGATGATGTGATTGCACAGGCTAAACAAGGTTTATCCAATATGCGAGCAGATCGCGCTGCTGAATATAAGAACGGCATGGCTGCAATCTCAAATGATAAATCAGTGTTAGATTTTCAGCCGATATTAAATTCAGTCAATAAGATTCAGTCGCTTGGTAATTATAAAGGTCAAGTGATTAATCAAAATTCAAGCAATACAGTTGATGAAATAGCCAATAAGGTGTCTGAATGGTCAAAACTTAATCCTAATGAGTTTCATACTCCAGAAGGTTTAGACGCACTAAAACAATCAATCGGTGATATTAGAGATTCTACACAATTTGGTACTCAGGCAAGAAAAGCGGCTGATACAGCTTATAACGCAGTAAAAGACCAGATTGTTAAACAAGCGCCTACCTATTCAAAAACAATGGCTAGTTATTCAGAAGCATCTAAAACATTAAGTGAAATTGAGAAGGCATTATCTTTAGGCAATAAAGCCTCTGCTGATACCTCTATTCGTAAACTTCAATCTTTAATGCGTAACAATGTAAGCACTAATTATGGCAATAGATTAAGTTTAGCTAATACCCTAGCAGATAAGGGTGGGGCTGATATATTGCCATCCGTAGCAGGGCAAGCAATGAACTCATGGACACCTAGAGGTTTGATTGGTGCTGGTGAAAGTGGTGCTGGAATTATGTCGGCTGTATTAAACCCTGCCACTATTCCACATGTATTGGCAGCTGCTCCATTTGCAAGCCCTAGATTAGTCGGTGAATCAGCCTATAAACTTGGTCAGTTAACAGGTGGTGCAGGTAAAGCAATAAGCTCACCACAAGAGATAGAAACCATTAGAAAACTAATAGCAACTAATCCTAATTTATATAGTTCACTACTTAAAGAAATGCAATCTGCTACGACTTCCCAGTAATCAATCCATACAGGAAAGCCAGTGCAAGAATTACAAGTGCTTTATATAGCATGTAATCGGTAAATTCCATAAATATAAACATAACACAATAAGCCCCATTAGTGGGCTTTTTTTACGTCTAAAGGATAACAAATGGCAGTTAAGCTATCCCCCGTCTATAATGATGAACAGTTCCAAAATGGTATTCCTGCATCTGGTGGGTTACTGTTCACATATTCTGCTGGCTCAAGCACTAAGCTAAC